TCTACACAAAACTTAGAGTTTTTTAAAAAATCTATCTTATTTTCTTTAAATATTTTCTCAGAACTCATGAACCATATAAGTCCAAACTTATCTTGGTACGGGGCTGCTCCAAAGACAGCCATCGGTTCCCCCTCAGGAGTAACCACCGTGTAACCGGGATCTGATACTTCAATACTGGATACCAATGCCTTCTCATTACTCCATCCTAGTGATGCTTTTATTTCCTGCTGATCTGCTTCCCTTAAATAAGGAGCCAACATAATTCCGTGCTCATAGGTTGACGGCACTATACACGAATGTTTATAGACCCACTTATTTGGTTCTCTGCGAACGACTGTGGTACAAGGCTTCATATTCCATACTGAGAAAATTAGAAGGAAAGGGCGTATCATTCACTAATTTTATATCCACCCTATCTCCTCTGGATTGCACTGGAAATCTAAAGGAACCATCTTTTAACTCTTGTACAGTATTTGTAGTAAAACTGGATGTTCCCGGCCTACGATTTACAAAAGTATATGTTGAGGGATTTCTTCCTTCCTGTGTTACTTCAACTTTAAAAACTGCCGTGTTATCAAAAGTTACTGTACCATTTTTTACCTGAAATCTTCCAGAAGATACGTTGGATTTACCTCCACTCTCAGTAGATTCCTTTAGAAAGGGTTTACTAAAAGTATATTCTAAGTTGTATTGCTCACCAATCCACAGCTTTCTGGAGCTAATATCACCATCAACAACCAGAGTTGTGCTCCCCTGAGACACTACCTTAAAACGAGTACCTTCGGTTTCTGAACTCCCATCCGCTCTAGAGCATACTTCCATAGTTTCATGAGCGGTGTACGGGAGCGTAATCGTCGTCTGTTGTGTAGCTGCATCATAAGAAAATGTGCAATCAGATTCCGTGATACGTCTGTCGAGGAAGGTTGTATAGGAAGCATCATCATCCTTTATTCCAGCCTTAAAAGGCATCTTTTCAATAAAAACACCAGAAGATCTACTGACTACAATATAAAGATCCTGTTCAATAAAATCAACATTCTCTACTGTAGCATTAGAACCCAAAGAAAACTTAGACCAAGATGCTTGAATCTTTTGACGGCCATTGAACAGATATTTATAAACAAAAAATCCTGAGCTGTAAGATGCAGAGGTAAGTACTATGGTAGGATCTGAGGAACTGGTAGTTATTTTATTTATAGAACCAGTAATGTACTTGGGTATGTGTGAAGTTACATCCTGACCATCCATCTGCTCAGTGTCGGGGCTAATAAAATATTCCATTAGTCCACTGTAATCTCCCCTACTAAAAGGAAAGTAGATGTTCCTTCCGCTTAACTCAGGTGAAGCTGTATTGTCTACCTCAAACTCTGTTTCTTGGCTAATAGATACGGTAGAAGGACTCAACACATCACCCCCGGTTAGCATGAATTGAGTCCGATCTGAAAATAAAATAAGATTTCGATTGTACGGCAAAGCATCCTTGAGATTAGACACTTTGTTATGGCTTGCCCTTACATCTACTGGGTCAGATCCCAATAGTTGAACCACTGTAGTTCTAAAGAAGTTAAAGTATTCTCCAACTTCTGACAAACTGATGTTCTCACCAGAGAGAAAACCTAGTCGATCCCTGAACAGTACAAGATTTGTTATTGTTGTATCTACAAAACTAGGATTAGGATTAGTAGCTGCATCTCCAGCATCCATATCATTCCATGTAGCTTCCTCGAATGTAAAGTTTCCATCAGACTCCCGAATTAAAACATGAGGCATGGTAGCACCATCCAGTTGGTACTCTAAAGCATGGCCAACTGTTTCAGTCCATTTACCTTCCCCGAAAGGTTCATTAGTAGGAGCATTGGCTATAAACTTTACATAGTAGTCATCAGTATTACTCTCTACATCTCCCTTTACCTGTACAATTTGTCCGTTTCTACAATATAGAGGAAGATCAGTGAAGGTATCTGCCTCATCTTTCACCACCTTCATACCTGTATCACCCAACCCATCGTGAGTTATGATTTCAAAATCCGAACCATCTGTCTTACGAACTTCTACTGTAGATCCAGCACCAACAGCAGTTTCAAAACCAGAGATTGCTGCTGTATTAATACCTGATAATAGCTGTTCAGCTATGTATTCTGAATCAAGAGTAGCTCTACTTGTGGAATCGGTAGTGTAGGATATGTCGTTACCATCTATACTAACTTTATAGTCAGTACTATAGTCTCCCTGTTTTATATAAATATAAGCTCGATACCTAGTGTCTGCCGATGTTGCTGATTCCATGGCAGTCGTTGTACCTGTATTAACTATAAAAGAATAATCAGCAATACTGGTGGCTTTAAAGACAGTAGAAGGAGTAGTCACTACCAAATAATTTACAGAGTTTGTAGTAGTAACTGTTTTTTCAGTACCTGTAAGGACATCCACTACAGAAATAGGATCAAGTCCTACACTTAAAGTTCCGCTTCCATCATCCGCAATAGCCGATGCTGAACCTCCACTCGTTGTCGAGAGCTGAAATGTATTGGTCGTGGCACTTATGACATAGTATCGAGCAGTAGCTACTACACCCGAAGGTAGGGTTCCTGAAGCTGTGTAAAGTCTTACAGCTTCTCCATCAGCGTAACCATGGGCAGTGCTTGTAAATAAATTTGTAGCGTTGGTGGCAGTAAAGGTTTTCCATGCGCTGTTCCTAACAATAACCATGTATCTCTCAGAGGAATCCCTGTTTAATGCTTGTGACCAAATATCAGTAGGAACTGATGGAAAAACTTTTGAGATATACTCAGTAGGATACCTTTTTGAAAGCCCCTCTACTGGGCTGGATAATCCATTGATTTGTTCCTGAGCTTGACTAGGAAATCTCTGGGAATCTGCCTGTTGAGATACCCCATTCAATAAATTCTGAATGGTTGTATTAATTAAGGGCATCAGTACGCTGTAGTTCTGCGGTAATCGCTGACTGTTTGTGCTGGTAAGTATGAATCAAATACTGAGTAATCTGCAGACTCAGAATCGTATTCCCTGAGGGCAGCTAAAGCCGCCACTTCCTCCCTGATTCCAATTTGAGTCAACTCTCTGGAACCTACCTGTCTATCCTGAAGGATACGAGCTGACCTCAATGTAATGTATCTTCGTGCTGGCTCAGGCAAATCATCCCAAGGAACCAAGGAAACAATCTTTAACTTGAGCGCATCTTCAAATTCAAAAGTATTCTTGGCACGGTTATAAAGCTTATTCCCCCTCAAGGAGACATCAGTGGTAGGATATTGACTAACATTAACATCAGCCCTAACAACATTCTCACTAAGAACAATCTCCTTGTTAGAATCAGGAGTATGTTCTTCATCGTAGTTACTATTAAATTCCCAGCCTTGTCCCTGCACTTCTCGGGATACTTCATCCAAGATTTGTTCAGCAATAGGTGTGTCTCCTACTCCCGTGTTGTCCTCCAAGCTGTTAATGGGAGCCTCCCCAATAAACCCCAACATTGTATTGATTGCTTGTAATCTTGTGGTTTTACCTAAAGCCATAATAACTCCTTTTATATTAGACTCTGTAAATTACAACAAAAAAAGGAGGGAGTCCAGTAAGGACTCCCCCCGGTGGAGAACTAACTACTCTTAGCTATCGTCGTTATTCATAAGAACAACACCACACTCTGGGCGTAGACCACCATGACCCATGGCGTACTTGGCAACCATCAAGGTGCCTTGACGCTGGATCTGGTACTCACTTTCTGTGGCCAGATCCTTCAGCTTGACCGTACCAACAGAACTCTTATGGAACACACAGCCCATAATATTGGCACCGAATGTAGCATGGTAGGTGTTGGATTGACCCGTTTCCGAGGCAACATCAGCCGCTGGAATGTGGTTACTCTTAACCACAGTAACACCAGCAACTTGAGCCACCGTGCCACGAGCGTACGAACCTTGGCCATCCCAATCACGATTGATTGTGAGGAGGTTGTTACCCGAAGTTGTCTCAGCTTGGATGAGGTTGTAGTACCGTTGCGGACTCACGATACAATAACGATCAGAGCCGGGAACATCCTTCTCATCGAGGAGTTGTGCCGCTGCGTAGATGGCTTTCGCCAAATACAGACCGTCAGTGTCCATAGTTCCAGCGCCAGTAGTACCTAGGAACCTCTTGTCATCTGAATCAGTACCGTCTGCACTGTAAACTGCACTGGCATTCTTGTTTCCAGTGACGGTTGCAGTAGCAGGAGTAGCAATACCAGAGCCATCGTAAGTGGCAGTGTTAAGCAGAAGAGTCTGGATAACTTGCCGATCAAACTTATTGGCCAGAGCCATTCCTAGTTCGTTAGAGTAGATTGAGCGAACATCATAGTGATTCCTCAGCTCATCGAGATTAGCGATGAACGTGGAAGCAACCAACAGTTCGTCAATATTGATTACCTTCTCAGCGTGTTTAATCTGCTGAATGCCACCGCTATTGGTGGAATCAACAAGATCTTCACCCACAACATGGTAGCCAGCGGACGCTGTACCTGTTACTGGGAACTGAGCTGATTTACCATTGTTAATGGTACGAACGGTGTGAAGACTCTTCATTACATTCGTTTGTTCAAATGTAGTGAGCACTTCACCCGCGAATTTTTTCAAGAAGATAGCCTTAACGTCGCCTGCGGCGTTGATTTGGCCAAGTCTTGATGCTGTTGCGTCAGCCATAACTTATCCTTTGTTAATATTATTTGTCGATCACAAGTGTCACACAACATGGTTTGTCACTCATCATTCCTTTAGAATGATCGGCAAACCGTTGGGCGCGAAGGATTAGTTATCCTACCGTAGCAGGGCTAATAGAACGTCAACCTAATGTCGGCTTAATTACAACTAAGCTCACATTCAATAGAGCGTCAACCTCTAAATTACACTATCTGGAGTAGCAGCTAACTTTCTTTCTACCATAAGCCTGAAGGAAGGATCAGTTTTGTACTCTGGGTTTGCCATGTCTTTAACCATCTGTGCCTTAGATTCATAACCACCAACACCAGATGCCTTGCCTCCCCTTAGAAGAGTAGGTTCTACTCCATTTTCTCCAGCGTACCTAGAGTAAAGCCCTGCTAAAGCCAGCTTAACACTGCTCATATCTCCAGTTGTAACAGTGTTATTATAAGAATCTATTTCAGAATCAGAAAGATTTTCTGTAGCCCACTCAATAACGTTCGAGTAATTATCCTGTCCTCCTACAGAATCGTACACTTCTGTCATGCTCTCGTGTCTCAAGGATTCTTGACCTCTAATAAAAGAATCTACCAACTCCTTGGAAAAATTATGATTCTCCGAAAGCTCCTTGTAGGAGGCTTCACTAAGTTCACCTTCATTTTCAAAGTATTCAGTCTGATACTTCTCAAAAGATTCTAAACCTAGAACATTTTCAACTGTTTCTTGAGAAGTTTCTTCAGGAGAATCCTGAGTATCGGGAGGAGTTTCTCCTCCTAGCTTTGATTCTAATTCTGAGTACGACTTAGCAAGATCCTCTACACTATTGAACTTCTCTGGAAGTCCTTCGGGTCTATCTTGCTGTGCTTCTTCAGTGATGGGAGCGTCTGCTCCAGTGGGTTCTTCAGTGAATGTATATGATTCAGCCATAGTTTATTACCTATTGTGGTGGTGGGGGTTCCTCCCCAGTGGGTGGTTGTTGTTGTTGTTGTTGTTGCGCCAGTTCTTTTGCGGTTTCTTTTGCCATGCCTCCCATTGCATTAACACCGGGGCCAACGGCTTGCATGGCTGCAGCTTGCATAGCTGCTTGCTGCTTCTCAGCTTGAATCTCTTCCTCAGTTTTAATCAATCCAGCGGTATCTATACCAATAGAAGTAGCCCTACGTTTCAAGTAATCAGACATCCTCACATAAGTCGGGAACTCTGGCCCAAGAATTTCTGCGGCTCCCCTTACAAAGACATCCAACTTATTTAAATCATGACCTCTTCCCAAAGCTTCCAACCCAGTGACAATGGTAGGCTTCACGAGTTTCTTTGGGATCTTAGGAAGTCGTTTCTTTTTCTGCATCTTATCCATCACCCGATTAACAAGAGGCAGCTGAAATTCTTGAGATAACACAGAGTACACACCTCCCATGACATCCTCAAGTTCCTGAGCCATGTACCTAATTTCTTCAGCAGTTACTCGCTCCGCTTGTCGCTGAATAGCTGTGTTCATTAAGAAAGCAAAGCTGAGGCGTTCCTTAACCATACCTATTACATCATAGGCTACTTTAAAATCATTGAACTTGTTTACCTGTAGCACAGAAACATCATCAGCATTGCCTTGAACAATAGCTCCATTAGAAGACTGAGCTAAAGTCTTTAAGCGCGTGGTTCCATTAGGATTAACAAGAAACAACATCTTAGCTGCCGCTGCCGAGCCCTCTACAATAGCTTGGGTTAAGGACTCTAGACTTCTAAGATCTCCCAAGTACTCTTCAATAAAACCACGACCATAGCTTTCTCCATCTATTCTGGTAAACCTTAGGGGAATATAAGGACTCTTTTCCAGTGGGTAAGTACCTCTCGTACCGGGAACTTCCATACCATTCACCTCTTGGTACACACTCCACTTATTTCTATCCCTATGAACACAAGTATAAAGATCTATGTAGTTTCCCCCCTTACTGGTGGGATAAGATTGATCTGTACCTTCAGAAGTGAGGAGGTCTGATCCCAGAACAAGAGCTTTTACTTCGTCATCTAAAATGTCAGGAGATATAGATTCCTTGGTAGCTATGGCCAGCACAGTTCCACTAGGATCTCTTTTGGTTACAAAGCTGTCTAACCCGTAGACTCTAATATTGTTATCGTCTGGAACAAATAACAAAGAGTTACCGCTAACAATTAAATGCTTTAGAGCTTCAAATACAACAGTTCTTATATTACTAGATTCAAACTCAGCCTGCACTGACCGTTCTACCTGACCTAGAGTCTGTTCTATCTCTACTTTAACTTTATCAACAGGTATCCCCTCATCCTGCATAGCATAGTAATCTACTACTAATCTAAAAAATGGAGCGTTAGGAGGGAGTAAGGCCAGCAACAGTTTGCTAGATAAATTGTTTACTCCCCTAGCTCCCATCCCTTGGAAGGGAGTGGGATATGTAGTTGAATCAGTGTGTCCTTCAGGGGGAATTAAGTAGGGCAACGTAAGCTCTGCTGCTTCACGAGCCCTGTTAAGGAATAACCTTCGATCATCCTCACACTTCTGATAAAACGATCTGATTGAAGGAATGTGCATACTATATACTTACTCCTGTACCGCCACTTGTATATTGAATACCTGTAGTTTTTCTAGGAATAACTAAACCCCTTCTCCCTGCTCCCCTTGGCCGTCTAGCTCCTTCTCTAGTTTTAACGGTCTTAGAACGAGGTCTTAAACTTGTCGTTCTAACTGGAGCTGGCCCCGGCGGTGCTGGCGGCGGTGCTGGCGGTGGTGCTGGTGATCCTCCTCCTCCTCCAAAACACATATCTTATCCTTTCGTTACTAAATTAGATTCAACCTGAGCGTTTCGTACATCTTTAAGAAGTCTTACTACTGAAACCTGTCCTTGTAAACGACAAATTGAAGTCAAATCATCACCATCTGGGACTCGTTCTGGAAACCTTGCATCCAGAGCGTTAATAAGATGCTCACTTATCAGGGGGAAATCTTGGTATACTTCAGAATCCATGTTCACTCATTATATATTTTAACCCATGCCCCATGTCAGATAGATCCCCTTCGTTTGGAAGGAGCCAATCAGGTGTAATGGATGCTTGCCCTATCTCAGAGAGATGGCCTGACTTTAGAAGTCTATTCTCTGGGCTAGTAATTTTAATAATTATTCCACCTCGATCCTTAACGAAGTCAGCTTCGTTAGAGAACCTAATATCAGTTATAACCACCAAGTCACTGACTCCCATAAGGAAATCAACTTCCTTCTTTATTTTATTTATCCAATAATTTTCATCTTGAGATCTCCTGTATTCTGTACCCCAGTACTGGAGTTTCTTACGGAAGTATTTCTTCTTGGCTACTATAGTATCCACAGACACGCCCGTGTTAGTGGAGAGTTCCTTCTTAACCTCATCGCCAAAGGCAACCCTTACAACTTCCTTGTCTCTCAGAAGATCCCGAATAAGACAGAAGGCTGTGTCCTTACCGCTACCAGCGCGGCCTACCAACCCCACTAACAATGCCTTTTTTACTTTGGGGGTTTCCATAGTTGAACTGTTCCAGTTGCACCGTCGTAGTCTTCGTTCCTTAAAATTCGCGCGACTCTTGCTTGAGTCAGTGCGTGTTTAGAGGAGAGCCCTGCCTTATCAAAAGCATCACACACAATGTTCCACTTATCAACATAAGTTTCCCCCTTGCCTAGCAACTGCTCTGCTTTCTTTGGCCCAACACCGGGACATCCCTTGTAGTTATCACTAGCATCACCAACTAGAGTTTGATATAGATGCCACTGGTTCGCTTCATCCAGTGTTATGTCTACGATTCCTTCCTCTGGTTTATCAGGATTATATAGGCTACCGGGAATAGACTTAAAGTCCTTGTCTATACTTACGATGGTAGCTTTCTCCTTCCTTTCTTGGGTGGATGCTACCCCCAGCATATCATCAGCCTCCATGTTAAACACAGTAAAGGCATTCCACTCTTTATTCATGTGCTCCTTTAAGGCATTAAGAACCATAGGCTTGCGCTTGTCTCTACGCTGTGCCTTGTACTCAGGAAAAAACCCTGCTCTAAAGTTCTGTTTATCAGACAGATAAACCCACACTTCAGAAGCTTGAAGTTCTTTCTGTAGATCCTTGATCCATACGTCCACCTGTTTCTTTGCCTCTCTCTCATCTGCATGAAGTGTCCACAGATCGTTGCCCCAGTGGACAGGCTCTTCACAAGCACACGCAATTTTGTAGGCAACGATGTCACCATCCAACAAGAGTATATCAGTAGTATGATTCATCGAAACAACGACCTCACTTTCTGATACTTGCCCTCGATAACACGGTTAACCTCGATGGCATTAGAGATAGATTTTACTCCACTTATAATAGCCCCGTGATCCCTCTTGTACATTCTACCTAAAGAAACATACTTGTACCCCTCATCCCGTAGGATTTTCCACACCATCTGGCGTGCCTTAGAGGACTCATACTTTCTACATTGCTCCCTGAGATTTTTTGTTTCTATATCAAACTCAGCACAGACAGCTTCCTCTAACTTTTCTACATCTATATCTTTACTATAATAAAACAATTGTTGAGTCATATTACCTCCTAATTAATGTGTTTCAGCCCATGTATGTCCAACCTTGGACTCTCCATCCAGAGGACAGCGGAACTTAAAGCATTCCCCTGCTTCCTTAATGGATTCAACCCCCGCATCGGCTACCTGCTGGGATAATTCTGGCCAACACTCCACTTGAAACTCATCGTGAACGTGTGCCACAAACATAAAGTCATCAGAGGGAACCATCCCTATCTTCAACAGCTTGGCATACAACAGGACGGTAGCTTGTTTCATAACAACAGCACCCGCCGATTGTAACAGGGTGTTTAAAGCTGAGTGCTCACTTCTCACATGAAGTTGCCTACCGTCCAGCCCCCTGAGCCAATTCTTATTTTCTAAAGCTCTGGAAATTTTTTGCTTCAAAACTCCCAGACTTGGTAGTGCCTTCAAAAACTTTTCTCGTATCTTCTTACCCTCCGTACTGCCCTTGCCAATAATCTGGCCTATCTTCTCGTTACCAGCACCATAAAGAAATCCATATATAAATGTCTTGGCGTTATCCCTAGTAGGTAAACCCGCTGCCTCTTGATTAACTGTATGGATGTCCTCCTCCAGTAGATTACGGATGTAATCTTCATCGTTCATGTAGTGTGCCAAGCAGCGCAGCTCCAGCCCACTGGCATCACAACCCACCAACACCTTCCCATCTGTTGCCTTGAACAAAGCTCGATACCGTGCATCACGGGGAACCTGAGCCATGTTGGGGTGACGATGGGTACACCTCCCAGTAACCGCTCCGTTGGTTACAACATGACCATGTATCCTTCCCCTGTTCTCCAGCTTGAGCCAGCTTTCCCTTCCGTCTCCCAGCTGACCCATACGCTTCTGCAAAGTAAGTATCTGTGCCAACATCTGAGCCTCAGGATAAGGCACTCCTGTCAGCACCGCCTCATCTACCTTGGGCTTTCCACCTTCAGTGTAATCCTTGGGCTTCCACCCTAGCTGCTGGAGACGCTCTGCTATGTGATCTCTACTTCCAGAATTAAAAGGTATCCGCTTTACCTTGTTCGGCCCTCTCTCTATAGCACCAGCCTTATGACCAGCAGCCAGAGCCGCACTCTTGGTATCAAACAACACGTTACCAGCCCTCCAAAAAGTCAGCTTCATTTGTATCTCCTTGGGTGGAAACACTTCCTGCAACTCTTGATCCAGAGTTATCTTTTCAGTAGCCAAGTCTGCGTAGAGTGCGTTGGCTTTCTGAATATCAAAACAAAACCCATGTTGTTCCTGTTCAAACATTATCTGTGCGAACCTATGTTCCAGTGCCGCAGACACTTCAGAGTACTCCTTGCTCACAAACTTTTGCCACAGCTTGAGTGTAACCAGCACATCCTGCTCACAATAGTCTTCCAATTCCTCAGTCCACACATTAAAGCCGTGGCTTTCTAGATATAACCCCTTCAATACCCCCAGCCTGTAACCCCACGATTTAAGGCTGTGCTTCCCCGCCATCTTGAGGGGGAACTCCTCTTCAGATGCCCTCCTACTCCTAACAATATCCTTCTCCATCATGTTGGTGTACATGAGGCGACTAAGCACCAACGTATCCCGTACCGATACCCTAGTGGGAGGTATCCACCCTTCAAGTTTTTGGATACAGGGAAGATCAAAACCAATAATATTATGACCAATAATGGTATCGGCTGTACTGAGTCTAGCCAGCCCCTCGTCGATAGACGGACTACCTTTTGACTCGTTGTTGTACCTATAGACCTCCCCTGTATCCGTGTCAGCCAACACCATGCAGTGTATACGGCTAACTTTGGGGTAGAGATTGTTGGTTTCTATATCAAAGATATAACTACTCATGCTACAGATCCTCCTCCACGGCATCCTCCGTCCAAACCTCTGTGCGGAGACGCCCTGTCTCATGTGAATAGTGTAACTCACATGCTACTCCTGTCTGTCCAGACCACCGATTCTTCAGTACCCGTACCCGCATGGTGTTGCCGTTGTCTTCATCCTGCTGATCGCGCTCCAACCCCATAACAATATCACTAAGCTGGGCTATACCAGCAGAACCACGCAACTGACTGATACTGGTGTTGCCTCCTTCTTCATGCGCCCGTCCCTCTGGACGCTTCAAGTGGCTTACCAGAATCAAAGCAAACTTTAGTTCTGCTACCAGCGAACGCAGCTTGGTCATGGTATTGTCAATCATGCGACGTTCATCGCCACCCTCCAGCCCTGACACTACAATGGACAGGTGATCCAGAAAGATGTATTCACAGCCACACCCCGTCACCATGAACCTAATACGATTAAGTAAATTGGTGGTATCCATTGAACCGAAGTGGTCATACAGATAAAACTTACCCGACCCAACAGTATGGTCAAAAGCCTTGCGCTTTTCTTCAGTAGTAGCAGAGTCAGGATTAAGATGAAGAGGTTTGTTAAGGTACATCCCCATCATACCCAGAGAAGTCCTTCTTACATTCTCTTCAAGAGCTATGTAACCCACGGACTTCTCCCTGAGTACCAAGTCCAAGGCAATCTCCTTACATATCTGGGACTTGCCTGCACCTGAGCCAGCACAGAAGGTAGCAATCTCTCCCCTACGCACTCCATGAGTCAGGCTATTCAACCCCTCCCACGGGTAGGGATGTCCGTCAGACACAATTTCTCTGGTGACTTCCTCCCACAACTCACGCCCATCCAGAATACCATCGGGCCTATAAACCTTGGCATTAAAGATAGCCTGTACCACTTCTGCTGCTCGCTTGGAAACCAACATCTCATTGGCATCCTTCAGAGGAAGCACAGCAATCTTGGCTTTACCTACAGGTAGTACACCGCTGCACTCATCAGCTGCCTTCTGTCCTACCTCATCATTATCAAACATGAAGATAATTTCTTCAAACCTGTTGAGGTACTCAAGGTTGGTAGCTATGACTCGCTTGGCACTACTAACACCATTGGGAAGGGATACCACGGGCCAGCGATGCTCATTAATCTGGGATACCGACAGTGCATCCAGTTCCCCCTCTGTAATGACCAGCTTCTTACCGCTGTTCCAGAGGTGAGAACCATACAACCCAGCAGAACTTATATCTCCCATCACCAAGAAGTTCTTGTTGGGAAGTCTTAGTTTCTGAGCTATTACCTTACCTTTGCCATCCATAAAATTAGCTATGTGGCATGGCCTTCCTCCGTATTGTCCTGTTTGATAATTCCAACGGTGACAAGTCTCAATAGTCAGACCCCTTTTAGGAAGGTTTGTAATCGCTCCCTTGATAAACGTGCCTTCTTCGTGTTCGCTCCCGTTAGTGCTTTCGCTAAGTCTTGAGTCTTCATCAGATGTACCTGTTTCATCCCCGTTGTTGTGGGATTTACAGCTGAAGCAGTATGTATGTCCATCGTCGTAGACTGCTTTGGCATCCGACGACCCGCATTGTTCGCATGGTTCATGTCTTAAAAATGTTGAGTCAATTGTTTCATTGTAATCGTTCATGGTCTAGTCTCTCCCCCTCAGCCAAGCGTCAGGAATTATCTTGTGAGCCCACTTGAAACCGTGCTTATCGCACCACTGTCCACAAGTTGTCTTGGACTTACTGTTGATGGGCAGCTTACAATTCTGGAACACAAATCTGAGATCCAACTCTGGATGCTGCTCCTTAATCAACAAGTGTTTCTTCCTATCCTTGGCAGAAAATAATCCTTTAGCCTCTATAAAAATATTGGTATCTGGTAAATAAAAATCAGGTAAGTAGTTACAGTTTTGTGCAGGCTTAATGTACTTGATGGTTTTTGGTTCGTAGGCATATCGCCACCCGCCTTGTTTCAGACGGGCAGCGACGAATGCCTCGTAGTGTGACCTAAACCTTTTCACAGTTCATCTGCGTTAGCAGCATCAGCCAGTGATTTAGGTGCTTCGCCAGCTGTCGCTGGTTTGTTGTTATTATTCTCCAACAATGCCTCCTCTTCAGCAACGTAGCCACCCTTGGTAACTTCGAAGCCCATATCTTCGGGGCGATTCTTGGAGACGTACTCCTTAATCTTGATTACTTGAACAGCATTAAGCCTGAGCGTAACACCGCAACCCAATGCGGGAGTGTAGTAAGTGGATGGAACAAAGTTCACAACCAACTCACTGCCTCCACCAATCCCCGGCCCATCAAAGCCACGGAGCTTGGAGTCATAGAGCTTTGGACGTTGAGTCCAGCTTTTGCCACTCTGTGTAACCACATTGTGCTTCATCTTGAACTTGAAGTCCCACTCACCTGTCTCGTTGCCTTCGTCATCTATGGCGGGCTTAACAGGAAGGTCAGCCTTCTTTAAATTAGGCTTCTTCTTGAGCCTCTTCTGCTCATCCCAATAAGTATCCAGCTGCTTTTCTAAAGCCGTAATTAGTGGCCTAGCTGTAGTCTCAGGAACCCTGAGGATTACACTGAACATTCCCTCAGGATTGAACTTGTAGTCAGGCTCAGTTAAACGTGGGTACACTGCAACGCCTAGGGGCGTGGTCATCTGATTAGTTTTTGCGTTATTCATAGCAATATGTTATTCTACTTTTGTTCTTGTCGCGCAGGAGCTTTGTTCCTGCAAGTCAGCGATACAGATACCTCGATGTGAGAATTTCGTCAATAGAAAAATCACCGATTATTCCCATGTACATATCCATAAGGTCGATAAATGCTTCATCATCAAGCACTTGAGGCGTGAAAATTTTTCTCCAAAAAACCTTGGGATCGCCCTTAAACACATCAACGTACGCTCGCTTTATGGCACCTATAAGAGCATCAACATCACACGCATGGGTGGCAAAGGCATCGTGAATGGTGGCTACTGAGTCCACAGACTTAGCCTCATGCAGCGCCTTGTGTAGAATGGCGGCATCCAAGCTATGGATGAAGTTGGCAACAAAGGCACGCCCCATCTTGGCTGTATCCATCTGCTTTTGGTCTTTTCGGTAGGTGAGGCTTCGCATACGACCAAACAACAATGATTTTACCTTATGAGGCTTTGATTTTCGGTAATCTTGATTCACTGGGAAGCCGCTGGGCGACAGCCACCTTAGTGCATCCCCCATAGACCCCGCCAATCGCTCCATCCACCCCATGAGTTCAGAAAATGACCCATATCGCTCTGCGAACGCTTGTATGATAGTACTTCCCAAGTACTCGCAGGCAGCGACAGCCTGATTATGGAATACTTCGGATTCGGAATCCCTATACCACCCTAGGACAATCTGGGTAGCCCTGTACCTAGTACAACCATAGGGTATTGTCATTATGATATTTTTTACCAGCTTCCTAGGTATACCCATAGATAACCATAGATCCCCTATAGTATTCCCCTTTAACTTTAGGTTCAGGTCTTTAAGGATAATATTATAAACATCACTAGGGTTCTCTGCATCTACACAATTGGTATCCTTGGCTCCCTGTCTATTCCTTAGGATTAAGGATAAAAGCTGAAGTCCATTGTTTGAGGCATCCAGAGTTATTGGCAAATGACTAAGTTCCAGCGTCTTGGTTCTGTACTTATGGTACTCAAATACCCAAGCTAAGAACTGCCAAGGTTCTTCTGCATTAGACCACCATAGGTTTTCTGTCGGATTCTTGTGTGTCGCTTCTATTAAGTGCTCGTGCTGTCGAAGCCAGATGTCTACAGCAGTTGGTTCCACGATGTTTGCGAATAGTGCTGGGCCTGCTCTCCTGAACCAAACAGCACCTCCTGAGTGGGACAGGGTTTGTCCCTTTGAAAACTCCAGTAAACCCCGAGCCAACCCACATCCCTGAAAATTAAGGAAACTAGGTACAGCGTACAGTCTACCCCTGAAATCAAACTGATGTGGAAAATAGAAGCTGGCTTCATCCTTGTAGCTGCTGGCCACCCACAGAATCTTAGATATGGTGAGTCTGGAGGATCTGTATTTCAGGTCGTCCTGGTAATACTTGGCAGCTTTCCTCCTCCATTCAGTTCTAGCTACCTTGTTTGTGTCTATATCAACAGGTTTGGGAGGAAGCATATCCCTAAAGTTGGGAGGGAAGTCAGCCACAGAATAATTGTTCTTCCAGAAGTACTCTGCTACTTCCAGTACCCTCTTGTTAACTCTCCACGCGGTATGCTTTAGCTTACGCATAGCCATCAAGGGTGTAACCATGGAGGACTTTTCAACCTCACTGCAGTGCTCTTCAGAGTTCTCCTTGATTAAGGAAAGGTGCAAAGACAAATAACCTTCCCTCTGCTTGGATGGTAGATAAACAGGATTCAAGTCCTGATGAAAGTCCTTGTAATTGGAGATCCAAGTCAGGGCTGCATCAGTGGGCTGTATGTGGTACACGGTCTTGTGTTTCTCCTTGGGTATGGAGACTAGTTCAATTAGTCCGGTGTACTTCCTGAACAGGTTGATGAAGACCGATCCCATCTTACATCTGGTATCGACAGTCCAGCTTTCCCACACAATACCTAGTCTGCTTTGGAGACATCTGCTTGACTGCTTCTTGTAGGAGAACCCCACGCGTTTGTTGATGGAAGATTCCAGAGCCTTCCAGCTGGCCGGGTGGGATTTCTTCACGGATCTAAGCCTGACTTCCTCTTCAAAGAAAGCTCCCAGCTTGATGGCCGTAGCAGCCAGAGGTTGATTTGTAGAGATGGAATCCAGAATTAAACGAAGGGTCAAGTCAGCCAGTACTTCTGGAGGTACAGCTAAAGTTGAACGATCGTATGATAGTTGTATCCCGGCTTATCCTGCTTGGAGAACCACTCTTCAATACCACGGACAAGATGCGGCATCGCCCCTTGTGCCAAGGCTGTACCGTAGGGTGTTGAGGATTCTTGGTGTTTGGTTCTGCGTTTAGAAATCTTAGCGTGGAAACTCTCCCGCCCTAGTTTTACCATCTCAGTTTCATCCATAAGAAAAGAGTAAACCCTATGGCTAACTTGACTTGCAGGCTACTGTCGATTGTCAGGAGGTAAGAAGAGAGCAATCGTCAATATCACTTACTATTAGCCATAGGGTTATAAATTCCTGTTGTCTTGGTTCCATTCCATTTGTAGGGATCTCCCATAGGATGGAACAATCGTCCAAACTTTAGTTTTCCGTATTGGAGTATACCTTCAACTCCCCTCAGTGTATCCCGATCCTTGATTGTAACTATTGCTTTCTTGTATCTTCCTACCGCCAGCTTAACTGATGTCGCACCCCTAGGTGCCTTGGGAAATTCCAGTGGTTCCAACTCTGTCATGAGTTTCGTGATCTGTTGGCTGACTTGGATTTAATGGCAAGGTTAGACATACTGTTGTTTAGTTTTCCATTCTTATTCCGTGATTTGTGGTGGACATCCTTGCCAGCTACAGCCTTAGCTCCTCGCTTCTTCTTGATAAGAGTTCTGGCAGCATTACGCTGGGCTCTTCTCAACTTCTCCTTGGGTCTAGAGTGGAACGACTTGTACTCATTTTCGTAATTCCTCTCCATGGGTAGACTATAGCCACACTTTTATTTTAAATTCAAGATTTTTGGTAGACTATTACAAAAAGCGATTGTCTATGATAGTAGTAGAATTTTAGAAAAAAGATTCAATCCCTAGCCGAGGCTTTGCGAGGCCAGGGATTGAATCGTGAAACCTTGATTGACAAGACCCATTACCCGTGTATTTTTTTCCCATTTTAGTTTCATAAATTAATCCATGTGGTTGTCCCTGTGGGGATCTTCTTTGGTCATTTATAGTAGCCCTTCTTGTTCTTCCCACTTGTAAGCGTGATCGGAAAATTCTTTCAATTTTTCTATTACTTCGCCGTGAGAGAAGTCTCTATTAATTGCGTCCTCTCCGAAAGCTAATTCGTAGATTTCTGCAATAAACTTTTCATTTGTTGTCATTTTAGTCCTCCACTTCTATGTTAAGAACAACGTCCTTCTCGCGTTGTAGAATTTCAGTAAGCGTCTCAATGGCAGCTTCTCTTGCTTGTTCTTCCGTTTCCGCTTGAACGGCAACCATGTTATCTAATGCTATGTAGTATGTTTTCATTTAATCCTCTGCTAATCTATCTCTTGCTGCTCCGATTACTTCTTGATAATAATGATAGTCATGGTCAGAAAGAACTCGATGTTCGTTCCTCCAAGCACTCTCTGTATTATACTTCAACCAATCTGACAACGCCGATAAGCCTTTATCGATCCTATCTTTGTCTACCATTCTTCCGTTCATAATGTCCTCCTACCACCAACAGGTGTAGATTACTTTATTGCCATCTCGGATTGCCTGACGAGCATCACAGATGAAACGATAATCCCTGTCCTCGCGTTCTTTTAAGAGTTCGGGACTTTTGTAAGAATCTTCTCCAAAGAAGAAGCCTTGAGTTTCGGGAAGTTTGCGGTTTACCACCGCTTCAGAGAGGTTGTCTAAATCTTCAAGAGTTAATTCAATATCTTTACAATTGAATTCTTCCTTACCGCCCTTGCTGCGGTAAAGTTCCTCCATCCACCCTTGAAGGCGATTGTGTTTACGCCAGTAGGCGATTTCTGTTTGTTCTTCCCCTTTGATGGAGTAAGCATATTGATCGAGTCCCATTGTTTACCTTTCGTATTGTTGAGAGTAATGTAACACATTTCTGAAAAAAGTCAAGTGCTTTTTTAAAGAAAAGAACCGAGCGTATGACAATGGAGGAATCACACGCCCGGTCTTGGGGCAGGAGGTTTATTATTGTACTATTAGGCTCTCCACCTTTTATTTAACAACAAAATTATTAACAGCATTTAGAAAATTTCTAGTAAAACTTCTTTTATCTGCCGGTTTCCACATGGTGCGCCCCTTACCCGGATGCCACTCTCCTGACTTAGCTTCCTGCACTCTCTCCACTATAACCTTACCAGAAGGATCTTCAGTAATGACAACTTGATATGTTTTCATTATTTGAATTATATATTTTTCTTATTTTTTGGTCATGTGTTTATTTGTTAATTATTACGGAA